CCAGCTCATCATCAGGCGTAGTCTGGATATATTGATTGATGATCATCGGAGCTGCAGCTTTATGGGCATATGGCATATTTCCTCCCCCTCCTCCCGCCATACCGCCCATTCCAAAGATCATTCCCGCCATCATCTGCTGGATTGCCGATAACGCCCCTCCGAATCTCTCGTTGGGTGGAATTACGATAACTCGTTCTCCGGATGAAGCCAAAAAAGGAAATGTATCATTATCATATCCCGATGGAACCATCATATCCACACCGTGCTGAAAACCGGGAATAGCTCCCTTCTTTTGGCTTGGCGGAAGAGACGGAATTTTATCCCCTATGACGTGAAAATTCAATATGATATCATGCTCTCCGGTCATCCGATCTATCTGCTCTGCCAGCGACTTGGCTGCCTCAGCCGGCTTAACTATTTCAAGATATACCCCATTCATTATTGCGATAAAACCCGCACGATCGCCAGGATGATCCCTTAGCCAATTTATCGCTTTCCCTATATTGATGGTTGTATTAACTGTGGCCTGGTCGATGAGACCCCAATTCTGTGCGATGATGGCGAAAGCTGTTGGATCGGTCATCCCTTGCAATGCCATCTGTTGCGCCAACATATCCAGGATGATGAGCTTGGTAGCCTCCTCATGCTCTTCGGCATTCTCTTTATATTGTCCTTTCAGCTCTTCATATTTGCCCTTCAGCTCAATGATCTTCTCGCCCATCGGATCGTAACCCTCGGAGATAAGTTTATCGATCTCATCCTGGGTAATCGCCATATTTTCAGCGATATCCCCCTGGGCATCCTTGAAATCCTCCTCCGCTGGACCAAGCTGTCCATTGATGTAATCTTTCAAATTCGCCATATGCCGCTGTTGAGCTTCGAGCACCAATATAAGATCATCAGACACTTCGATGAGTTCTTCAGTCCCCTTTACCATATCAGCATATAACTGGACGAATCTTTCCTCTTCTGGATATAACATGGTCGCGGCATCGTACACTTTAGAAAGTGCATAAGTATATTTTTCCGTCTTTTCCTCTAAAGTCGCGAAAGTATCTGCCCACCTTTCACCTATTGAAATTTGATCCTCGCCCACTATTAATCCTGCTTTGACCATACTGTTATATGCTTTTAATGTATCGTTATAATTTTTTGTCGCATCAATATTCTTTCCTGTCGTAGTAGCGAATTTCACCAATGGGGGCAATAATTTATTTCCAAGTTTATATGCTAAGACCATCACCTCATCACCCAGATCATCCAAAGCCACTTCCCATTGTCGTGCCGTCTCGATGCTATCATCCGTGGCCAGCAAATTCTTATCGACTGCTTTAGTCTGCTCTCTTAAAGCATCCCCCCCTTCAGCCAGGATCGGTATGATTGTGCTGAACGATTTGCCGTATTTTTTGTTCGCTTCCTCTGCGAATGCCGCCTTATCTTTGGAATTGATATATTCATCTGCGATCTTTGCCAGGTTTTCGATCGTTGGACTGATGCCTTTCTTATTCATCATCTCCAATGCCGAGCGTGCCTCCCCGATGCTGATCCCCCAATCATCCGAAACCTGGATGATCCGGCTGATCTCTTCAGCGCTCAATCCGGTGATCTGCATCATCTCCCGCACCTGCTTGTTATATTCGACAGTCTTTTGGATCGATTTATTAGATGCGGACGCGAATGCACCCAATAATCCGATCGCCAGGGTAATTGGGTTGGTCAATAAGCTCATCGCCGTCCCCAAAGCCGGCACCTGTTGTTTTAATTTGTCGAACTGCGTTCCCATATCATGGAAGGCGCCCTTCACCTTGGTCGTCTCGCCTTTCAAGCTCTTCAGTCCGGTTTCTGTCTTCCTCAGCTCCGTCTGCAGTTTTCCCAGCTTTTCCGCCTCTTTATTGAATTCGATCCCCGCATTTTGCGCTTGTATGCTGTTTTCCCCATGTTCCTTAGCCAGTTGTTCATAACGGATCTTCAATGCCTCCGTTTTTTCTTTCTGCAATTCGATCGATTTATTAAGCGCGTTCATTCGCGCTTCCAGCCCCGTGGCATTGTTCGACCAATCCTCCATCGTCGATGCTGTGGCTCGGAATTCAGAATCGACCAGTTTCATCTCGCGGTTGATCGCCTTGATTCCATCCTTGAAATCACTCGTGTCCGCACCAAAACGCGCCGATAGCCTATTTCCACCAGCCATTTAATTTATTTCCTTCTTCTCTCGTTGCTCATAACCACGATACTTGATCACAATATACTTTTTTATTTTCAATTTTCCCTGTTCCCGCAAAATGCGCCACAAATGGCATCAGGCTCTCGATATCTGTCTCATCGATCTCTTTCAGGCTCCATCCGAATGCCTTGATCAGTGATATCTCCATATCCATGATCCAATCCTCATAATTTATCTCCTCCTCCAACAAGATGGTTTTAGCCCTTTGTTCAGGGAATGGGTGATTAATATCTGGCTCAGCTTCATCCGGTTCATCTCCTATCTTCATCGTCATCCCCGCCCGATTCATGATCGCCTGTAACACCGCTATTCGGTCATTTTCGTCCGAATATCTCATCAAATCATCCACAGAGAATTGCCTCCCGAACAATTCAACGATCAATCCACCCAGCGCATCTGCATTGATGTTGATCATCGACGTGGATAACCTGAGCGCCAGCTTCAGATACTTCAGCGGCACAAAATTGCAGATATATTCCCCAATCGGTTCTATGGTCTCGGGGTTATATAGCGTGATCTTCAGCGGCGCCGCTATAGGCATATTTTTATACCTTTATTACTCCCCAATCCCGAATGACTTTATTCGGGATGAGGGAGCCTTCCCTCCCCTCTCCCAAATTGGGAGAGGGGTTAGGGTTTTATTTGCAAATTACTAACAGCTAACAGCTAATAACTGTTCTTATTATGCTGTCGTGAAGTTCACCACTGTCTGCAGATCCTGGCCATAGATATCCGTCACACCGATCGCCACGATATACACTGTGCTTGCAGCCAGGTTCGCATCTGGGTTGACCGTCATGATCTTCTTAGTCGTATCCAGGCTGTTCGTGCATACTGCCAGCGTGCCGTCAGCCTTCGACACTACCACGTGGTTGATCTCTCCAGCCGGCAAAGCATTGTTGAAGGTCAAGGTGATCGTCTTCGAGACCACTACTCCGGTTTCATTATCGACCGGATCGCTCGAGCTCAATGCCAATGCTGATGGGGCTGCCACAGAAGGCACCTGTACCTGGCTGAACCAGCCGGTTGCGCTGAAGTTATCCGTATCTGCGTCACCGAATACACGCTTCACACTATCAGTCACGTCGCCCAGGTCCCATTGGTACACTGTCTTGATCGCCTTTGCCACCAGCTTGATCGTCTTGGGTGTTGCCCGATCCGCCTTGGTTACCGCACCCTCTTCAGGAGGGCTGAATTGTACCTTCAGGAACCAGTAATAACGATAGGAACCATTTGACTTCTTCGAGCGGAAACCCAGCGCCATGTAAGGCGGTGTCCCTGCATTGTCGAATACCCGACCGGATACTGCATCGAACTCCGATCCGAGCAGCAAGGCTATCATCTCGCTTGGCACGCCCGTCAATGTGATCTCCATGTCGGTCTCCGCCTCGGATGCGAAAACATCATAAGGCTGGTTATCCGCATATTGCGTCTCCTGGCTGCTCACCGGTCTCATACTGATCTCGGCCGCGGGAGCCAACACCTCCGGCGTCCCTGCTGTGTAAGCGCTGGCGCTATCTGCAGTGATTGTCGCCACGTAGATACTGTCCAGTCCGATCACACTTTTATATTCATCTACATTTGCATTAATAGGCATTTCTTTCTCCTTTCTAAATTTCCTCTAGATATTCAAAATCGAATGATATTGCGTAATGTCCATCGTCGGTTTTATCCATCTCTCTTCCGCCGATGAAAGTGAATCCCGCCGTGATCATTGCTCCGATCACATCTGGTAAACCTATCATTCCAGCTCGTCTATAGATCGATACCTGTACCGCCTCCGATCTCAACAATTCCTCGTTATCCGCATGCAGCTCCGGATCGAAAGAAAATACAAAATACACCATATAAGTATCCGGCAGCTCCTCTCCAGTGTCGACGCTATATGAGCTCGCCGCCATCGGGATCCCCAGTCCCGTCAACGCATCATCCACTCGCTCCCAAATTGTCATCACATCTCATCTCCAACAACGGGCTTTAGCCCATTGCTATTTCAACCAATCCTCGAACTTATCTTCCATCCTTGTCCTGGCATGTTTTGCATCTTGCCTTAATGCCGGTCTGATATAGGGTCTCGCCCTGATCCCCGGTCTGGGTTTGCGTTTAGGGTTCTTTGGACTTGGCGAAGTTCTTCCTCCGAACTCCCATACATTGGCGATTCTCGCATCCTCCTCCGGAGTATCTCTCAGCACTCCCACATAAACATAGCGTTTATTACCATCTTTACCCATCGCAGATTTCCGGATCCTGCGGCGTATGCGATCGAAGGGTGCCCTGCGCTGCATTCCAGAGATGATCACATCCGCACCCACATCCAGGCATTCCTCCGCCACCAGATCAATATCTTTCTCAGCTTTTACTAACTCCTCTAAATATTCATCGAAACCATCCAAATTCAGCGTCGCTCTTGTTGCCATTTTCTTATCCTGGTTTCCACAGTTGAGTTTTCAACTCGATGTATTCGCCTCTGTGCTGGATATTATCCATAGATACGATCTCATAATTCTTACCATCCAGCACCAGGATGCATGTCTCATCCACATCATCCCGATAGCGGATCAATACCGTCATGGGCTTAAGCGCATTGACCGTCTGAGCTGCCCATACCTCCGCTCCATGTACGTTTATGCACTTTGCCCAAACTATAGCAAGCGTTGTTAATATCGGTGTCTGGAAACTTCCAACATCCTTCTCCATCGTTCGTTTCTTCAATGTGATGCGTTTATTCAGCTCGCCCGGATTGGTCACCTTCGTTCCAATTCTCATCTCTATCTCATGCTCCAACAATGGGCTTTAGCCCATTGTTCACATCTCGCTCGGCGACACCAGATATGCCGTATACCACTTTTCTGATAAGTCCTCACTCGATGTCTGATGGATATATCCATCCTCCGTGATCACGCTCTCGAATTTGGACGATTGATCACCCGAAGCGCCTACCTTCCCAACCAGGGTTATCACGCTGTCGCCTTCTATCACGTTCGGAATGTAAACGTAGCCAGCTCCATCCAGCCCTTCGAAGGTCCTATAGTGCAATGCGATCGCTTCCAGCTGTGTCATGCATGCATTGAATCCAAGGCTTATGGTCCTGAGTTCGCTCAATGTCATCCCTGGGTCTTCGTGCCATTGCACCAATGCGATCCTGGCAGCATTTTTAGCCTCCTCCCGGATCGGAGAATCGGAGGCCCAATCATGACCGGATCCGTTTTTGATATATGCATCGATTGCCGGAAGCAGTGCCAGCATGGTCGGATCATCCACTTCGCATCGCAGCACATCCGCTGCCTCTGTCGCCGTCAGAATATAGGTTCCCCCAGCAACTTCCCACACAGTTCCAGAAACCTGGTAAATCAGGTTCTGCTGTACCGCCCCGGTCCCTGTAATCTTCACCGCCAGCGGACCCTCCGTATCTGTCTCATCCGCTGTAAGCTTATAGGAATAATATCCACTGCCGATCTCGTTTTTATCTCCAACTCCAGCCGCAAGATCTCCACCGTTCTTGGATATTTCCACGCTGAAATTTGTTCCTAATCCGATTACCTCATCCCCTCCAGAATCCACTAGCACGAACACGATTAATTGCAGCTCGGCAAGACGAAGAATAGTCATGGTTTGATTATCTTCCTTTCATGACCTTTACATAAGCCAATGAACATGCCCTCTAATAGTTCTATCGGTATTGGAATTCCGCCTGGCTCATGGGCAATAATGATCACATTATCGGCTCCATTCAAATGATCCGCATCCTGGATCTCCAGAATATTATGCTGGACCAGGGCCAGACTCTCAGATCCGTGACCATGAGAAGCATCTGCGATCGTGAGCTGGAATGTTGGCACATGAGCGGTCAGGGTCGGGTTCTCAGCTTCATGGCTATGAGAGGCATCTGCGATGATCAGCACAATTCCACCCGGTAGATGGGCAGTCAGAGTGATATTATCTGAACCATGCCCGTGGGATGCATCTGCAACCGATATAATATTATGTTGGGTTAAAGCCGGCTCATCTGCCGTATGCGCATGGCTTCCATTATGAATCGCCAGGATATTGTGTTGAGTTAATGCCGGACTATCCGCCATATGCGCATGGCTTCCATTTTGAACCGCCAGGATATTATGCTGGGTTAAAGCCGGACCATCCGCCGTATGTGCATGGCTTACATTTTGAATCGTCAGGGCATTATGCTGAGTTAAACTAATGCCATCTGCAGTATGCCCATGTGAAGCATTCTGGATCTCCAACTGAATACTTGCTTCATGTGCTGTCAGCGTCACATTGTCCGCACCATGCCCATTGCTCGCATTCTGTATCGCCAGGATATTATGTTGAATTAGTTCGATCGCATCTGCCGTATGGGCATGTGAGCCATTCTGAATAACCAAAACATTGTGCTGAGTTAAACTCGGACTATCTGCTGTATGGGCATGCGAGGCATTCTGGATCGTCAATGATATGGCAGCCAAAACTTCCTTGAAAGCAGCTCCAATAGCGCCATAATCATCACTGGTCGCCTCAGTCCAGCTCATATTCTGGCTGCCGCTGCCTGCCATCACATAATATTGACCAGCTCCTCCGTAAGCAGCGATATCCTCTTCATAAAGCGATGTGCCTGTCCGTGCTGATGGTGCAAAAGTATTATCACCTGAAGCCACCACAGCAAAAATCAGGCACCCCGTAGTTGTAGTCACTACTGTGACGAAAGGATTGCTATTCGTGGTCGCATTTGCCCCCGTATCATCCAAAGCGCAGGTATATCCAGATGCGGCGTTGCCACTGGCTACATATACCCACATGGTCCTTCCACCGTCATTCGGGACATTGATCGAGTAAGCCGATCCTGTTGGAGGAGCTAGCATATACCACAGTTCGCACGATGCTTCTGTCACCCCCTGGCGGCTCTCAGCCTGGGTGAGTGCTACTCCGTTATAAGTGGGTGCTCCACCTGTTCTTGCCGTCACGCCGGCATATAGGATCATCACCACCAAAACCTCCGCATTCACACCGCATGTATAATCGGCAGTAGCCGCGCTGGATGTTGTTGATAGCGCGGTTGCTGGAATGCGTGCTTTGGTATCGAAGGTAAGTGCCATATTTCAGCTTATGTCGGTTGTGGTATCTTGCAGATATCGAATGCTGGGAAATCCACAGTCCCACCCGATGTCAATACTTGCCCGTAAATGCGGAATACGCTGGTTGCATCGGGATTGACCGACCATGCCGCAACGGTTGCCACCTTGGTTGATCCGACATAGTTGGTAATGATGCGTGTTTGACCAACACCGGTTCCGCTCAAGATGGTGATCGCCATATACTGATAATATTGATCTACGGCGGATGCTCCCGTATCCAGGGTAATCGTGGTCGCTCCGCCTGCCTGGGCGGTATTTTGCCGTACGGTCCCCAGCTCGTTCACATATAGCAAGCGCGTACCATCCACAAGGGCAACATGCGTTGCCATACCAGTCGTATCGATTGGCACTGCCGATTTCGCACCCACCGTCAGTTTTCTTCCCCCTCCATCCGCCGCCGGTGTGAAATCCGCTCCCGACATTGCCACGTCTGCCAGGGCATAAGTCGTCACTGCCTCCGCCCGCGTGGTTGGCTCTGCTGAGCAAGCCGTCATCAGGTTGCAATTGGCATCGATCACTGCTCCGCATCCGTCCAAAACATCGATATGTACACTTTTAGTCATTGTTATCTCCTATCTTGAGATCCGAATCCTGGATCTCCAGGATATAATGCTGTTTTGCTGGATGAATTTTCCGGCGTAATTTTCTCCACCAATCATCCAATCTAACTCGAATATTCCAGATCCATCTTTTCATAAGATCTCCTTAAGATCGTAAAATATTCACCATAGGGGCGCTTTCCAGCGCCCCTTTTATTACCGCATAACTTGCCAGGCTTTTTATCCCAGCAATATTGCGATCGCCTCGCTCTTGACCGCCTTTACGCCCCATGCCAGCCCAACTTCAAAGGTTATCTGGCGATATTGCTTATACATCGCCACCTGGAAGGAAAGCCCAGACAATTCATCGGTGATCACAGTCACGTCATCTGCCGCATCACCTTCCTTCGGCATTTCTGGCACCCTGGTCATCAGGTTTATCGCTGAGCGAGCAAATGCCAGATTCGCAGTATAAGAAGCGCTGGATGTCAGAGGATCGTTGTTCACCCAGGCGAACTGGATACCAGGATTTTGGAGTACGATATCACCTTCTGCAGCGGCCAGTGGAGTCTTAACGACATATTTCGAAGTATCACGGCCGGTCTTGGTGTTTGCGATGATATCGCCTACCACCATGACCCCTGTCTGAGTATCTGCATGGATGGTCTTTGATCCCTTAGCATAACCGGCTGTGAGATCGACTAACGTTCCAGTTGCTCCCCCGGCTGTATGGGTTTTTGTTTGACCGCTTGCTCGGACGGCAAAACCATGCAGATCATCTATCACACCCCGGCGCAAGAGATTTGTGGTCCCCGCATCTCCAGCTGCATTCAAATTGGCCAAAGTCCGCAGGGCTGCTTCAGCAGTGGTACCCAGTACAAGCTGTAAGTCGCTGAGTGGAGCACCATTATCCTCCAGGATCTTGCGCATCTGGGCTACTTCCGCCAGGTTGGTCGCAAATGGTGTGGTACCTGCCGTGCCATAAGCCCGGCTGGCATAAATATATAATGCCGCCACATCCGCCTCAACTTCATTGGTTAATGTGCGCATCGCCTGGGCGAATTGGTTAACGAGAAATTGATTATATTGTTGACCCACGCTCCGCTGCTCCTCACCATTCCAGCCGAAAGGTACTCCACGAGACTTACTGATTGTCATCGTTTCAGGAGCGATTGTTTGGGCGCCAGGTGTAGGTCCGGTTGTAGCTGGGGTAATATCACCGGCCGCTCCTACAGGTGTGACTCCAAAGCTGATTGTCTGATCCTTGGCAGCCTGCTCGCCTGACGAGTCCATCGTGACTGCGGGGATGAACCCGATCAGTTCTCGCAGCACGATGTCGAAGGATTTATAGATGGTTGGAATTAATCCAGTTAAAGTGTTAGCCATTTTCTTTTTCTCCTAAGTTTTTAATAAATTAATTAATCTTTGTGTTCTTGATATCCTTGGCGGTGATCTTTTGATCAATCTTCCACAATACCGCCAGACTTGATGAACCTCATCCGGTCGATCTGGGATAGCTTGTCATAATCCTGGCGCTTGATCACCGTCGGCTGGTTACCTACAGCCTCTGGTTGGGTCGTGGAAACGGGCACGAAATTCTTCGCCACGTCATTGGGTCGGTTGGCATTCTGCATGCTCTCGTACATAGCCACTGCTTCATCATGCTTTACCTGCGCTTCATCCAGCTGAGCCTTCATCTCAAGCGCTTGAGCCTTCCCTTCTTCCGTTTCCAGGCAGAAAAGCACATCCAATTCACCTGCAATGTGCTGCACCTCCGCCTCGGTTGTATTGACTGCATCGAAATACGGTTTCAAGTCGATCATTTTATTTCTCCTTCTCCAAAATTTGGTTTACTTTGATGCGGAGGTCCTCCGCTTTTTGCCTGTCTTCATCGGATAGTTTGAACGTTTCTCTCTGCAGGTGCTTCACAGTATCCTCCAGCGTCCCGATCTGGTCTGCCATATGCATTTTTATTGCCTGGCTGGATCCCACTACCCGGCCTTCTCCAAATCCATCGCGCACCTCATCTATATTCACCCCCCGGTTACGTGCCACGGCTTTTACAAAGGCATCATAGGCTTCCTTTACCAATCCACGGATGGCTGAATGCGCCTCCTCGGTCAATGGTTGGTATGGATTACCCTCGGTTTTATATTTCCCCTCGCTGATCAGCGTCAGCTTGAGCCCATCCATTTCGAGAGCTGCGCTTTCATCCCAATGTGCCGCAAATACACCGATCGAGCCCACATCTCCGGAGGGTGAGACAATCACTTTCTCCGCTGATGTACCGATCCAATAAGCCGCTGAAGCCATCGTATGGTTGGCGACCGCCACGATCGGCTTTTTTCCACGCGCCTCGTAGATCTTGCGGCTCAGTTCCTCGATTCCTGCCACCTGTCCACCTGGGCTATCCACATCCAGCACGATGGCGCTTACCTCCGGATCATTTACAAGCTCATCAAATTGTTCGCCAAAGATCTCGGCACTGGTTGCCCCTGAGACCTGTGTCATCAGGTTCGCCCGTGGGAAAATGGTCCCAAATAATGGCAAAATAGCGATATTTCCCGCTTTTCGGTTATCTGGTCTTTTAGCACCGTGGATCACCATCTGCACCTCTTCCGGGTCCATCTTCTCGCCCGATACATGCCTGGCGACGATTTCCTCCAAAACTGCTAATTTATCGGGCAAAATTGCCCAGGGAGTTTTTGTAAACGCATCTAAGATATATGAATGTCTCATCGTTCTCTCCTTCCTCACTCCTTTCCCTAACAAGGTGGCTTTAGCCCCTTGTTGGGTATCATCAGCTCCTTGTTTTTTATCCTTTGGTATTCCCAGCACCAGGCTGATTGAATCCTTCTCGATCTCCTGTTTCCGATAATCGAACTTCTCATAATCCGGGTCATATTGCCGGTACCGATACTGAGTTTTTGTCTCATCGAAGCCATCCGTGTAATAATCGTGCTCCTCACACCATTTTTTGGAGCTTTCCTCAGTCCAACCGGCATCCTTCTCGAATACCACCGACTGGGTATGCTCTTCATTCGGTGCCTCACGCCCAACCTTAGGCATTTGCTTCTCCTTTATCCCCTTCCCCTGAAAGGGGAAGGGCAGGATGAGGGTCGGCCTCAATCGCCATCACATTGCTCATTATGTAATGCCGGTCGCCCTCTGGATACCCATTCCGATCTTCCTTCTCCAGCGCTTCATTCGGTGTCAGTATCCCATTCTGGATCTGCTTTTCCTCTACGTCCACCCTGGTCTTGGCATCCATCCTGAGCAGCGACTCCCGAACAAATTTGAAATAATTAGTAATTCGTTCCTGCCTCGATAGCCACTTGATCCTGGCTCCCTGCTCGATTGGTACCAGGTAGCTATTCAGCGTCCCCTGCAGGTATTCAATATATTTCTGCTCGTTTGAGTTATAGGCTTCTTTACCCCGGTTGAGCATGTGTTCTGAAAGCCCAAAGAAATTGCATATGTCCCGGTCATTCGCGTCGATGCTCTCCAGGAACTGCGCATCCTTCAGCTGGATGTTGATCGGCTCGAATTTGGTGATTTTGTTATCGAAGATCGCCAGGCGGTAAGCATTTTCGGCCCCGCTCATCTGCTCCTCATAAGCCTGCCTGACCTTATTCCTCGCATCTGCACTCAGCTCACCAGCCATCGTAACAGCTGCTGCCGGCATGAAGCCGTTTGCATAGAACTTCGCCTGTGTTTTATTAGCTGCAATCCTCCGTCCGAATGTCTCCCTGGCATATGTGATCACCCCCCGTCCCACGAAGCCGGTCGAATCCGGGTTGATCAGCAGGTGCAGCACCTCCACCGATGGGATAAATACCGGCACCATATTGATGAAGGTGTGCTTGTACCACAGGTTCCCCTCCAGGTCGAATACCGGTGTGGTCCGGTCCGCTGGCAATATCAGCAGCTGCCGTGGTCCCACCGTCGGGCTCCAGATATAGGCATTCCCGTAAAATAATTCCCATTCGATGATCGATTTCATGAATTGGAACGGCGTCCATTCCCACATGTTCGGGCTGATCTGCAATAGGTACGCCATATTCCGCGTGATCGGATCCGGTTCAACCTGCTCCCGCTTATTTCCCACCCTGCGCATCTCCTGGAATGGCATCTCTGCCACGTCATCGCTGATGATATTCTTCGCCCGGTACACCGTGGCAATTGATTTCGAAGTCTCCACCGATACTCGTTCACCCGATTCTGTTCGATAACCCCAGGAAGGCTCATATTCCTGGCGTGGTCCGTCTGGCTTTTCTTTGATTTTCTCGCCTGTGCTTAATAAGCTTTTAATCAACATCTCCGCTATTCGCCTTTGCCTTTCCGATTAACATGCCCAGACCGATCAGCATGAGTCCGGCAACGATCCAGGTGATAATTGCGTTCCACTGCGCCAGCCCAAATAAGATAAATCCACATCCCACCAGCAATAAAAAATCATCCACATAATCACCAAGAAATTTTTTCAAAATTCGTTTTCTCCTCCCCAAATATCGTTTTTTGAAATTGAGGGAGTCGAGAGGGGGCTTCATATTTCCCAAATACATCTACCAGTGGTCCGCTCATCACTTTCAGTCGCTCCACATGGGGCAATAAATTCCTCCCCTCCTCGATCCACGGTCTCAAATGATGATCTAATGGATAATGGAACACCGGAACATCATGATCGTATGGGTGGAAATATTTATTTTCACCCTGGTATAAATCCATCCCACACAGGATCACCGGATCGCAGCCCATCCATAATGCGAACCAGGCTGCTGTGTTCGAGCTATAGAACCCGGTCCACACTGGTACATCAAATTCAATATTTGAGGTCGGTTCCGGGCTTACGCAAAGACCAGCAAAGCTAGCCACAGCCTCCTGTAATCGTGGATCTGATTTAGGCTCGTCGTTATACACCATGAAGTGTGGCTGGCATAACTGCAATGCATGGTAATTGACCGAAATCAATAAGCAGTCATCCGGTAATCGCCTCATATCCCCAGGCAAGCTTGGCCCACCACCCAGCACCGCTGCTGGGCGTCCCAGATATCGATCCTTACAGGCTGACATCTTGATCATGGGGCTGCCATCTTTTCTAAAATCACATTCACATTTCCATCTCGCGTCCATTGTAGGGTATATATCATCCACGGT